GTCCGTCTTCGGTGCTATCTACCGCGCCGATCTCACTGCGCCCGACATCTATCAAGCCGATCTCGCCGCCACGGACATTTACGCGGACGACTTCTCGTTGCAAATCATCGCCGACAACGAGTGTTAGCCCATGCCCGCCACCTTCGACGAATCGTTTGCACTCTGGCTCACGCAGCACGGCAACGAGCGCGCCGTCGCCGTGAACGTGCTGGAGTTTGTGCACGAAAAATGGGGCCCGGGTGGCGGTGTCCCCGGCTCCATTTGGGTCAGCGACTTCGGCGAACCGTTCGCGGCGTCCACCGAAGAAACCCCGCCGCGCGCATTCGTCGCCGACCCGCTTGGCCTTGTGATCGAAGTCGCCGCCGACAACGTGACGACCGAGCAGCGCATCGCCATCCGCCTCGACAACGTCAACGGACTGGTGGGCGCGCAGTTGCGCACGCTTGAGGATGAGGACTTGTTGTTGCCGGTGCGCGTGATTTATCGCGCCTATCTAGACACGGATCGCAGCGCGCCGGCCATCGACCCGCTCGCGCTGTACGTGACCACGGTGGCGCTGACGCGCGCGGTGGTTGAGCTTGAGGCGAGTGCCGACTATCTGCCAAACGTGTCGGCCGGCACGCGCTACACCATCGACGACTTTTTCCCGCTGGTGTACTTGTGAAGCCGCTATTGGATCATCCCGCATTCAAGTTAGTTGGCGCGCCATATCGACGCGGCGGCAATTCGCCGCGTGATGGCTTCGACTGTTTCACGCTGGTGCGCTACGTGCGCAAACATTCATTCCTACGCGAGACGCCCACCGGCGGCATCCCCAGCGAGAAACTCCCCAGCGCTCAAGCCGCTGCGCTCGCTATCTATCGGGCGCTCGGTGGCAAGGAACGCGTGGGCTCCCCGTGGCTCGAATGCGATTCGGCCGATGGCTGCGTGGTCGCGCTCGGTCACTGGAGTGTCTCGCGCTTGCACCACTGCGGCGTCGTGATTGGTGACGGCGTGCTGCACGCGCTCGAATCCTGCGGAGTAGTTTGGACCCCGATGCGCCGTATTCATGAGCTGTATGCACGCGTGGAGTTTTTCGAGTGCCCGATCTACTCGTCTTAAGCGACCCCATAAAGTGCGAGCGCTCGCTCCATCCGCTGCGCGTGGGCGAGACGTTGGCGCACGCTCTCATGCGGCTGTGGCCGGAGGGCTTCGAGGGTTCGTGGCGCATCTATCGCGACTGTGTCGACGAAGACAACGAGCTTGCCGCTGTCGACTTGCCATACATTGCAGTTCTGGCGTCTGATCACTATCTACTGGTGCGCGACATGGCCGGCCCCGCCGTGGCTGGCGCCGGCTTCGCGGCGATGATGGAAAGTTTTGCGATCTCGCTAGCGTTTTCGCTGGCCATGCAAGTGTTTACGCCGAAGCCGCCGCGCCATCGGCCCGACGATCCCGAGCGCATCTCTCCTAACAATCAGATTGCCGGTCAAGGTAACGCGCTGCGCCCCGGTGCCCGCGTCCCCGATCTTCTCGGCACCGTGCGCGCGTACCCAGATCTTCTTTGCATGCCGGTCGACGTGTACAACGAGACGAGTCAGACCATCGGGCAAATGTTCGTCCTCGGCATGGGTTCTTACGATGTTCCTGAGGACGGCAAGAAGTTAGGTGAGACGCCCATCCCGCGATTGCTGAGCGCCGATCTCGATGTGTTTCAGCCGGGTGAGGAAGTGCCGCCCTTCTTCGTGCTGAAAATTTCGCGCGAAGTCGGCGACGTGCCACTGCTCGCCGAGCAAGTCGACGTGGTGCCGATCAGTGGTGAGGTCGACTTCGCCGCCGGGCCAAAGACCATGACGACGCTGGTGCCGCTGCCGCTCGGCGTCGGGCGCCCGATCACGATCTCCGGCGGGACCTTTTTCAATAACGCCGCCTTCTGGGTGAATGCGGTGCCGCCGGATTCTCAGACCGCGCCGCCGTTCGTGTACACGCTAGAGGGCCCGGTGGTCGATGAGTTGGGAGCCAATCCGCTCATCTCGCAAGCGCTCGACGCGATGCAACTCTCACGGGACTTCTGGTACGGCAACGCCGCACCACTGACGTGGCCGTCCACCTCCCCGCCCGTTCCGCCGAAGGAGCAACAGGTCCAATTCGCGTATGGGTGGCCCGGCAAGGATCAGATCCCGAAGGTTGGTCAACTCATCGAGCTAACTACCAATAACGGGCATCGCTTTCGCGGGCGCATCGCCCAGACGCGCTACCCGCTTGGCAATCGGCCGTCATACTGGGGTCTGGTCATTCGCGATCTCTACGGCATCCCGATTGTGTTCCCCTCGATGCGTGATCGCCCGACTATCTATCGCACATGGGACGAGCAGTCGGCCGGCGGCAGCACCGCGCCCGCGCCGGGCACCGAGAGCAACGCGCCGAGCAACTGGTACTCCGTGCCGATGCTCGACGCGCCGGAGATATGGATCGACATTGCGTTCCCGTCTGGGCTCGCCTTCTACGACAGCGGCGCGCGCCGCTCCATGGAGGTCATCGTCAACGCCGAGATTCGCCGTCAAGGCGACAGCGTTGTTAGGACGGTGTCGTTTTCATTCTTCTACGGCACCACCACGCCGATGCGCTTCACCAAACGCATCGACGTGCGGGCGCTCGCCTTGCCGGCTGGCTCGAGCGTGATCGAGGTGCGCGTGCAACGTGTGACGCCATTCAAGGCCGACACGTCTAGCAAACAATATTTGCAAGACACGCGCTGGGTACGTTTGGCGGGCGCGCGTTCGCTGGTCGGTCAGCGTTATCCGAAGTGCACGGTGATGGCCTTTAGCATGAGCAACACGCGCAGCGTGGGTGCCGTGGGCGACATGGCGCTGAACGTGGTCGCGACGCGCATCCTGCCCACATACGACGGGAGCGGCGGCATGACCGGGGCGGTTGCCCCCACTAACAAATGGGCGGACAACTTTGTCGCGCGATGCATGGCGACGGATGGCGCCCATCGTTCGCTTGGGCAGCTAGACCTTGCCGGCATTTATCAGCTACAGGAGCAGCTCGACCGCATCGACGGCGGGCGAGGTGGCGAGATCAGTCTCACGCTTGATCAAGTGCAGGACATCGACGCCGAGCTGGCACAGATTGCCGACGTGGCGCGCGCCGTCGTGTATCGCGTGGGGCGCAAGCTCTTCGTGGCGCGTGATCAGGCCAACACCACCGCGATTGCGCTCTTCAATGCGCGCACGAAAGCGCCGAGCGGAGAGACCATGGCCGTGCGCATGACGGCCGACGCGGACAACGACTGCGTGGTGGTCACGTGGATGGATTCGGAGATGGCGTGGAAGCAAAGAGACTACCGCTACCCCGAGGACGCCGCTGCGTTGAACCCGCTGCGCGTCGCTGCCGTGTGCGCGAACTGGGAGCAGGCCCGGCGCCGCGCGCTCTTCGAGTGGAACAAACTGAAGTACCGTCGCAAACAACTTACGCTCAGCGTGACCGAGGACGGGCGCATATGCCGGCCCGGCGATGTGATCAACGTCACCGACGACACGGCCACCCTTGCCACGTGCGCCGGTGAAGTGATCAGCATCGCCGGGGCCGTGCTCACGCTCGACCGCGATCTAGTGTTAGGCGACGGCATCACGTTCGTGATTCTCCTGCGTGATGTTGCAGGCCAGCGCGTCGACTTGGTGCCGTGCGCGCCGGCCGTGGGCGTTGCCAATCAAGTGACACTCTCGCGCTCGCCGGGCGTGACCATCAAGGGACGTGACGCGTCCATGGGCACCATGTTCGCCTTCTACTCAAGCGACGCCGCCAACGTGCAGCCATGGCTCGTGCTCGGGCTTGAGACCGCCGGCCCGTATGTCAATCTCACGGCGACCAACTACACGCCGAAAGTTTACGAAGGGGATTTTTCTCCCACGCCGCTGCGACCGCCACCGCCCAATCTTTCCTGAAGGAGTGCCCAAGTGGAAACAATCAATGTGCAACGCGCGCCCGGCGCCTCCATGTGTTGCGACGCGAGCGGCCGTATG